CCATTCAAACGGCCTACCAGGGTTTTGCCAAGCAAAACTATACGATGCTCGACAATCTGAAGCTTGGCTATGGCGGCACCAAGTCTGAGATGGAGCGTCTTCTCGCCGATGCCGAGAAAATCTCCGGCATCAAATATGACCTGTCTTCCTTCTCGGATCTGACTGAAGCTATCCATGTCATTCAGACAGAAATGGGCATCACCGGGACGACGTCTAAGGAAGCCACTGAAACCATAAGCGGTTCTATGGCCGGTATGAAGTCGGCTATAGATAATCTGATGGCCGGACTCGGCAATGCTGATGCTGACATTGAAATGTTGATCGGTAATGTTGTCGAGGCATTCGGTCATGTGGTGGATAATGTCGTGCCTGTCATTGAGAACATCGTTAAGGCTCTGCCGCCTGCCCTCGACGGTATACTCAGGGCAATCGGGGACTTGCTTCCGACACTTCTCTCTACGGTGGTCGACCTGTTTACGCAGGTGCTTGAAACACTGCTCAGTCTTTTGCCTGAACTCATCCCTGCAGCCGTTGATGCGGTGCTCACTATCGTAGGCGCTTTGATTGATAATCTGCCCTTGCTCATTGATGCGGCTGTGCAGCTGATTACCGCCCTTGTGATGGGGCTTGGTTCCGCTTTGCCGGAATTGATTCCTGCGGCGGTTGAGGCGATTATCACCATCGTTCAGGGTCTTTTGGACAGCATGGATCAGATCCTTGAAGCGGCCTTTGCCATTATACAGGGGCTTGCGGAAGGTTTGCTGAACGCGCTGCCGGAACTGATTGACGCTCTGCCCGAAATCATTATGACAATTATTGATTTCATCACGGATAATCTTCCTTTAATCCTCGAAATGGGCATCGAACTCACCGTTCAGCTTGCGTTCGGACTGATTAAAGCCATACCGCAGCTTGTGGCGAGACTTCCGGAAATCGTCGCGGCTATCGTGACCGGCCTCGGCAAGGCGGTCGGCGCTGTGTTTGAAATCGGCAGGAACATCGTAACGGGACTATGGGAAGGTATCAAATCCCTCGGTTCCTGGATAGCGGACAAAGTCTCCGGGTTTTTCTCCGGCATTGTAGACGGCGCGAAAAGCCTGCTGGGCATCCACTCTCCCTCAACTGTATTTGCCGGTATCGGTGAAAACATGGGCCTCGGCATCGGTATGGGTTTTACAGATGCCATGAGGGGTGTTGAAAAAGATATTGCCGGTGCGATCCCCACCGACTTTGACCTTGATATGAAAACCGGGATTCATAAAGTAATGAACGACACCTCGCTTGATGTGAGGAGAACCGTTGAGCATACAGGTGTGATTCGGGTGGAAGGTGTAAATTCCGCCGGTGAAATGACCTCGGTTATAGACATCATCGTCGATAGGCTCAGACAGGAGGTGCGCGTATGAGTTATTTGAAAAATACAGAAACAAATGAAATCATCACGCGGTTTGTTAGCCTTCGAAAAACGCAGGAAGTCATCCGCACAGTGCAGACTGCCCTTGACGGGACGGAGTATCTTACCCGTTTCGGTTCGCCGACAGTACATTATAATCTGACTCTCTATGTGAATGAAGCCGGAAAAGCTGCGCTGATGGAAGCCGAGGATAGCGTTCCGATGCTTGAATGCTCGGTAAAACAGGGTGTTTTCACAGGGAGAATTGTTGAACTCGGCGACTTTGATTATCAGGCGGCAGGTTGGTACAAGGTAAAGGCCACCCTGGCGGCGGTAAGCGAGGTGAGCGATCCATGAGAAGCATACCGGCGGCGCTGAAAGAAAAACTTGCTAACCGTTTTAAGGTAGAAAACACGGACAGTATGGCTAAGCTCCGTGTGGTAGCCACGCAGACCTCCGTCAATTCGCTGCTCTCCGAACCAATTCACGAAGATATTGCTCCCGCTTTCGGCGATGTGGCTGTGCGCCAGACCGCCGGTGAATCCGATTTATCTCTTGCCTATGCCATCTGTTTGGACGACGGTATCGTAAAGATATATAAAAGGAAGTTTCCGGCTGGGTTGGAGTATCCGTGGGAGTATCAATGGACGCTCGGTGCAGCAACCGACGTGGCAATTGAATTTAACGGCGTATGGAAAATGAATGCCGCAAAGGAGTGGTATTATCTTCAAACCGAGGAATACCCGTATATCTTTTATGTTCGGAACGGCAATCTTTATGTTCAGGTCTGGCATAACAATGATAATGCCACTCTGCTTGCCACAGATGTTACCCAAATATCCGCCTGCAAAGGCTGGCAGTCCAGTGTTGAACAGGACCTCGATCAGGGCTTGATTATCGGCTACCTCAAGAGCGGCTCTGTATATTACCGTGCGCTCTGCTGTCAGGACAATGGAAGCTATGTCTGGGAAGCAGAACATGAAGTTTCTGCGCTTGGTACGGGCAACACGACCCTGTCGGTTATCCGCACTAACGATTTTCGTATAGGATTCCTTACGCAGAACAGCGGGCGGATGCTTCTTGCGCTGACGCATCGGAATTATGCCGGAATGAGTGTCCGTCCGGAAACAGTCCATATCAACGCCTCTAATGTAAGGATGTGGATTTCCGATATAACCGAACTGGACACGCTGAACAAGGAGTACGCGTCTGGGAATGTCGCCTATCCCTATGTTCTGCTGGACGAGCCGGACACCGAGGAAATCTCTGTGGCCTCGGTGGAAAAACTGAACCGCGAGACGGGCTTTGTATGCTATGGCTTTAAAATACATCTCACAAAGCCTTTGAACGGAAGTATCGATGAGGGATTCCCGGTGAAATGCGCCCTCTCCGTTTCCGGGGTGACTGTTGCCTCCGCTTCCTATGACAGCGAGGAGCAGGTGCTTGTTCTATATACGAGCTCCGATATCCGCAGGACGGTAGCAGTAACCATTACAATGCCGGAATACCGTTCTCTCTGGTATTACAAGCTCGGTTTGCAAAGATGGTTTCTGCCCGCTCTGAGCGCTGTAGCCGCCGCAGAAACTATGGACTACTTCACTTATGAAAACGAGACTGCAGCCATATCCACGATTTCGGCGGGAGTTTGGATTGACGAGGCTGTTTTCGCTGAGTATTTCCAGCCTGCACATACGGCTGCCATTACGGTTGTGGCTTCGTCTGTAAGCCTGCAGCCTGTTTCCACATTACCGATTTAGGAGGTTTTCAACATGAAAATACAAGAACGAGCAGTCCTTCACAACCGATTTGATGTCAAGGTGGTCGAGGCCGTAAGCGGTAAAATCAAGCAGACAGCAGTCGGCTTCAACGTCATTACCAACTACTATTTCAACAGCAGGCTGACCGGGTCACCTTTGAGTAAAACGGCTGACCTGTTCAGATATATCGCGGTTGGTACCGGAACCGGGACACCCGCTGTTACAGATACAGCTCTTTTCTCGCATTTAACACGCAAAGCCGTGACAACGTTGGAAACGGTTTATGAATATCCGACTTCGCACACGACAAAGCAAATCAAGCTGGAAGCGACCGAATGCAACGGCTCCACCATTACCGAGGTAGCGCTCGAAGGTTATTACAGCGGCACCTTTTCAAGCTATTATTACATCATGTCCCATGCTATGCTGCAGGATTCTGAAGGAAACCAGATTGCTATCGTCAAAACTGACACGGATGTGGTGTATATTACGGCTACCTTCTATGTTACCTACACTCCTTCCGGCTTTGGCTCAAACGGAATCTATCCCAAACCGGAAAACAATTATCTGGTCAGATGGCTGCTCACCGGCAGCACGGATGGGACCGTCCGCTTTTCACGCTACCCGTTGGAGTATTCATCAGATATGAACACAAAGTATCACGGCAGTAAAAGCTACACCTTCAGCAACGGCACAGGAAATATCACGACCTATCAGTATGACCTGCCCGTCATCACATTCCTTGACAGCGAGTGCAACAATCGTCTGGTCAAACACCTCGGTGTAGCCGGGGTCGGAGCATTTACCTTCCCCAATCACGAGGTTTTTCCTCCATACCAGGTAAATCAAATAGTTATTGGTGAAGGCGACGGGGAAACACAAGAATTCAACATCAAAGCGCCGCTGATACAGGCAGGTACGGCGAGGGTCTACTTAGACGGTGAGGAACTGACCGAAGGAACGGACTTTGTAGTGGATTATGAAAACAACTGCGGTGACTGGTATGAAAACTACCATACGGCGGCTCTGAGTTGCACGGATGCCGGAGTGACTTTCGGTGACTTAGCATCAAAAACACCAAGCAACAGCTATGACTACCGCGACCCGCTTGCTTGGTGGAACTGTTACGACAGGTCTGTGTATCCCTCTTCCTGTACGGTAAACGATGTAAATCCAATTATAATTGACTTTGGAACCGAGAAGTCCTGCAACACACTAAAAATTGATATCCTGACGGTTCCGTCTGCAAGGCTCGATACCCTTAAGATCCAATATTCAAGCAATGGCGTTGATTGGACGGATGTCTCCGGGCTCTCAAGGACAGGACAGGTATGGAAATTTACAGAAATATCAGCGAGGTATTGGAGAGTGTTCCTTAGCGGCGAAGGCAATGCCACCGTAGTCATAACATCAAGCAGCATAACAGGTTCTCCAATCACTCTCTCGATACCGGTGGCCTCATCGGATACGGCGAGCATTGTAGCGGACAAGATAAAAACAGCCATTGAAAACAATGCGAATATTACCGCAGTGTATGATGTATCTGTTTCAGGTGCGGATGTGATCTTAACCGCCAAAGCACCGGCAGCAAATGTTTCAAACCTTAATATTGCAATTTCAAACGGAACTTGCGCGGGACTGACCACCGTTTCGACCTCGACCAATACAACAGCCGGTGTTGCCCCGGTTAAGCAGCAGGAAAACATCTATGTGACCGGAACAATTGGAACTGCGGGAAATGCAGCCGTTGTTGTAACGGCCGCCGGGATGGTTAATTCCCCAATTACACTTTCAGTGCCGGTTTCAAGTGGAGATTCGGCTACAACTGTTGCGTCAAAGGTAAATGCAGCTCTCGCACAAAACTCAGATATAACCGACTTTTTTACAATAAGTCCGGATAACGGAAGATATGTGCGTCTGACCGCTAAAGTTGCTGCGGATAATGATCCCACCATGAACATCAGCATTGCAAACGGTACCTGCACCGGGCTGACTGCTATCCCGACATCGACAGTTGATGCCGCAGGCAATGTGGGAACAAAGCAGGTGGAAACAGCAACCGTATCCGGCAGTATCAGCTACAACTGGACTTACAATCTGTACTACCAGAACTTACCGACAAGGGACGGTCAAAGCTACGGCTCAACCTTCTTTTTAGGTAAAACCGTACCGGGATTAAAATTCACAACACCGCCTCCGGCAGGGTCAGCGATTACGGCCAGTTTTGCGCTTGAGTATCCGTTCAAGACCTCAAACAATCTTCTGCGCTTCACCTACTCGGTTCAGCTGCAGCGGGGGTGATGCCATGACATTGACATTTGAATATACCCTTGATGCCGGAGCAGGCTTGTTCCCGCAGGTGATTCACACCTCGGACAACCTGCTCCGTTTCATATACCTCACCTCTGACGGCACTGTGGCAGGTAGCACAGCAGACCCGGTTCTCGGTTTGTACGATAACCTGACCTATACGGAAACCGGAAGGATATCGCCCGATGAGTCGGTGTCATGTCCGAGCATAAAGAAAGTGGCTCATTACGGGGCATACGGCTTCTGGAGTGCCGAAGGAGACCATCGCTTTGTGATGTATATGCTGCCGGCCGATATCACGAATTCCTTTATTGATGGCTCAATTAAATTCACTATCGGCAGCGAGGTCTCACAGTTGTCCTGCACCTTACTCAATATTAAAGGCGCGCTGCTCAATCGCTACCGGGCTTTCGTGACACCGGGCACCAAAATGGAACTGTACTTTTCCCTCGGCAGCAGCGGAGAAATCCCGCTCGGCATCTTTTATATCGACCGTGCTTCGGTATCGTATCCGGATGAAAAGGTATCGGTATCCGCCAGAAATGCAATTGGAAAGCTGCTGAAGGAACAGACCTTCAACGAGGACAACACCTTTGAAGAGACAACGCTACAACTGAACCTGCAGGAGATTCTTCGCCTCGCCGAGGTGGAGAACTTTTTTGTCGGAGAGAGCACAAAGACATGGAAACTGCGCTTCGAACCGGATGTCAGCATACTGGACGGAATTAAGCGGGTAATCTCTCTGCTTGACGGCTGGAAAGTCGATGAAACGGCAAACGGCGTCATTGGTGTGGCTGCAGTCACCGATGCCCGTTTCGACCAGCCCGCTGTGTATACCTTCGAGCGTGAAAAGACCTGCTGGAGCTACAGCGTGGAGTATGACGATTCAGAAGCAGTCAGCAAAGTCTGTGTCACCTGCGCAGATCCGGAGAACACGGTTTATGCCACGGTTCCCAGGAACAAGTGGTGGGTTCAGCCTTCGCATCGAACGACCTACGTAACAGCCGCTGACGGCGCGACTCTCACCGAAATAACGGCTATGGCCGAGGAACTTGCACAGGCTATCGCCATATCCGGCAGACAGGAAAGCTTCGTCGGTATCTTCACACCCCAGCTCACCATTGGTGATGAAGTGCGCATCGTCAGTGGTGCAAAGACAGAAACCATCGGTACGGTCACTGATGTGACACACAACTTTGGCAGGGGCGGTTTTTATACAGCGTTCACCGTAGACAGCGGCGGACGGAAAGGCAAAGCAAGACTTTCAGATTTGATCGGAAAAGCATCTGAAAAACCAAATCTGAATGGTGTGACTATTTATTAGGAGGAAAAACAACATGAAAGAAATCTGGACATGGATTCAACTTATAATCGCCGCTATCGGCGGCTGGCTCGGTTGGTTTCTCGGAGGAGCAGACGGCTTTCTCTATGCGCTCATAGCATTCGTGGTGATCGACTACATCACCGGTGTGATGTGTGCCATCGTAGACCATAGGTTATCCAGCGAGGTCGGCTTCAAGGGGATCTCTAAAAAGGTGCTCATTTTTATGATGGTCGGTATCGGAAACATTATTGACGTCCAAGTACTGGGGCAGGCCGGGGTGTTGCGTACTGCGGTCATCTTCTTCTATCTATCCAATGAGGGTGTGTCGATGCTTGAAAATGCCGGACATCTCGGACTGCCCATCCCGGCGAAACTAAAAGAGATTTTAGTACAGCTTCACAGCAGATCGGAGGATAAATAGATGAACCTGCATAAACTCATTCTGACCAACAACGCCTGCTACAAAGCGGGTAAAACCATCACACCGAAAGGCATCATGGTTCATTCCACTGGTGCCAACAACCCAAATCTGAAACGCTATGTCGGCCCCGATGATGGTCTGCTTGGCAAGAATCAGTACGGCAATCACTGGAATACCTATCATCCCGGCGGCAGAGAGGTCTGTGTTCATGCTTTCATCGGCAAGTTGGCTGACGGCACGATTGCTACGTACCAAACTTTGCCTTGGAATCACCGTGGATGGCACGCCGGAGGCAGTGCAAACAACACCCATATTGGTTTTGAAATCTGCGAGGACGGTCTTACGGATTATGCCTACTTTAAGAAGGTGTATCGTGAGGCCGTTGAACTTTGTGCCTACCTCTGCAAGGAGTATGGTCTGACCGAGCAGAACATCATCTGCCATTCCGAGGGTTACAAGCAGGGCGTTGCATCCAACCACGGTGATGTGATGCACTGGTTTCCAAAGCATGGCAAAAGCATGGACACCTTCCGTGCCGAGGTTAAGGCTCTGCTTGCTGCTGATACCAAAGAGGATACCGAGGATACTGTCGAGCCTGCGGTTACTTATCCTGAAAAGCTGACATCCGGTTATTACCGTGTGCGTAAGACTTGGAAGGACAGCAAATCCCAGGTAGGTGCGTATCGTATTCTTTCCAATGCAAAGGCGGCCGCAGATAAGAACCCCGGCACTTTTGTTTTTGCCAATGACGGTACGGTCATCTATCCCGCAGACGAAAGTTCCGAGCCGGATTACCGTATCCATACGGTAGTCAAGGGTGATACCCTTTGGAATATTGCCGAGCAGTACCTTGGAAAAGGCGGCAGATACACTGAAATTAAAAAGCTGAACGGACTGACTTCCAATGTGATTTATAGCGGTTGGAAACTGAAGATTCCGAACTAACACGATGCCCTTTGAGGATTTTTTCCTTGAAGGGCATTATTTTTTTGCTCTTAGGGGGTTCGATTCAGCCTGTCTTTTCGCTTATAGACAAAGGGAACATTTCTACCGTTCCCAGATTGGAGGAGCCTATATGGAAGTACAGAGAATCGAAAACTTCAAAATACCCAATGCCGTGGCACATGAGATTACACAGGAGGAATTGCAGCGAGAATACGATTTTTATATGGCACAGAAAACGCTTGAAACCATGTTCATGTTCGGCATGATTTCTGTGGATGAATTCCACAAAATATCGGCTGTAAATCGTAAAACTTTCTCCCCGTTTTTGTCAGAGATTATGGGCTAAATAACTTGATATTTCTGCGATAGTACGGGAATATGTCACTACCCAAAAAGCGAGGTGAGTTGATGAAAAAGATAACGAAAATCGGGGTAAACGAAACCCTGACTCAAAAGAAAAAGCTGAAGGTTGCAGCCTACTGCCGTGTATCCACAGCCAGTGATGAGCAGCTTATCAGCCTTGAGGCACAAAAGGCCCATTATGAAAATTACATCCGTTCCAATGACAAATGGGAGTATGTGGGTCTTTACTATGACGAAGGAATCACGGGTACAAAAAAGGATGTCCGTGCCGGACTTCTTTCTATGATTGCTGATTGTGAGGACGGCAAGATAGAGTTCATCATTACCAAGTCTATCAGCCGATTTGCGAGAAATACTACAGACTGCTTGGAGATGGTGCGAAAACTGACAGATCTGGGCATTTCCATTTTCTTTGAAAAAGAGAATATCAATACAGGTTCGATGGAGAGCGAACTGATGCTTTCCATTTTGAGCAGTCTGGCTGAAAGCGAATCAGTGTCCATTTCCGAAAACAGCAAATGGTCGGTGCAGAAACGCTTTCAGAACGGCACCTTTATCATTGCCTATCCACCCTACGGATATGAAAACGATAATGGAACAATGGTGATTGTGCCGGAGCAGGCAGAGGTTGTAAAAGAAATCTTTGCAGCCTGCCTTGCGGGAAAAAGCACTCATGCCATAGCCAAGGAACTGAATGTCAGAGGAGTAAAGACCAAGAAGAGCGGCAAGTGGGGTGCGGGAGCTGTAAACGGAATTCTTACCAATGAGAAGTATACGGGCGATGTGATTTTCCAAAAGACCTATAGTGACAGCAGTTTCAACCGTCATGCCAATCATGGAGAGCGTGACCGTTTCCTTTGCCAAAACCATCATGAGCCGATTATCAGTCACGAGGATTTTGACAAGGTTCGTGCGGTTCTCGACCAAAGAGCAATGGAAAAAGGCAACGGCATTGATACCTACCGTTACCAGAACAGATATTGTTTCTCCGGCAAAATCAAGTGCGGAGAGTGTGGGGCTACATTCAAGCGTAGGCAGCATTACAAACCAAGCGGAAATTATGTGGCTTGGACTTGTAAAACGCATCTGGAAGATAAAACGGAATGCTCTATGCTCTATATTTCCGATGAGGGCATCAAGCTGGCTTTTCTTACCATGATGAATAAGTTGGTCTACGGACACGGCACCATTCTGAAACCGCTCCTTCGAACCCTGCGTGGTACGGATGATAAGGACAGACTGCTCCGCATTCAAGAGTTGGAACTCCGTATTGAGGGCAACACCGACAGAAAGCAGATTCTTACCAATCTGATGGCAACAGGGGTCTTGGAGCCTGCCGTTTTCAATAAGGAAAACAATGCAATTCTGGCGGAGGAACAACGGCTTCGTGCAGAAAAGGATAAACTGGTAAGTTTCGTTGGTGGCTACAAGGTCAGGATGAAGGAACTGCAAAAGCTGATGGCTTTTACCTCCAAGGGTGAGATGCTGATAGCGTTTTCGGATGAGACGTTCCTTGCCTTTGTGGATAGCATTACGGTGGAATCAAGAAAAAAGATTATCTTCCATTTGAAATGTGGACTGAATTTAGCGGAAAGGTTGGTGATGTAAATGACAGCACATATTCCCTACGGATATCGCATCGAGGACGGAAAAGCGGTTGTGGATGAAGTCCAGGCAGAACAGGTCAGAACCTTCTTCAAAGAGTATATTTCCGGCAAGTCGCTGAAAGCTGCGGCGGAAGAAGTAGGTTTGAAGATTTTTCACGGCAGTGCTGGAAGAATGCTCCGAAATACCCACTACCTTGGGGATGACTATTATCCTGCCATTATTGATAAGGAACTGTTCGATAATGCTGAAGAAGAAAGGCTGTCCAGAGCAAATCAGCTTGGCAGGGTCAGAGAATTAAAAGCCAAGGAAACACCTGCCGTTCCCCTGCATTTTACAATGGGAAAGCAGATACAGGAATTTGACAATCCATTCAAACAGGCTGAATACGCCTACAGTTTAATAGAAAGCGAGGTGGAAACGAATGGAGGCAACTAAGAATATTACCGTAATTCCGGCGCGAAGACGTGTCGGCAATACCGTGAATAAAGAAGTAAAGCCAAAGCTAAAAGTCGCAGCGTACTGCCGTGTTAGTACCGACAGCGATGAGCAGGCTACCAGTTATGAGGCACAGGTGGAGCATTACACGGATTTTATTAAAAAGAACCCCGAATGGGAGTTTGCCGGAATTTTCGCTGACGATGGAATATCCGGCACGAACACTAAGAAACGTGAGGAGTTCAATCGCATGATTGACGAGGCTATGGCGGGCAAAATCGACATGATTGTTACCAAGTCCATCAGCCGATTCGCACGAAATACACTGGATTGCCTTAAATATATCAGGCAGCTTAAGGAAAAGAACATCCCCGTTTATTTTGAAAAGGAAAACATCAATACGATGGATGCCAAGGGTGAGGTGCTGCTTACCATCATGGCGAGCCTTGCACAGCAGGAAAGCCAGTCCTTATCCCAGAACGTAAAATTGGGATTCCAGTACCGTTACCAACAGGGGCAGATTACCGTGAACCACAATCGTTTCCTGGGGTACACCAAGGATGAAAAAGGTCAGTTGATTATTGACCCTGATGAGGCAGTTGTGGTCAGACGTATTTACAGAGAGTACCTTGAGGGTGCAAGTCTGCAGCAGATTTGCAGAGGCCTTGAGGCAGACGGGATATTAACGGGTGCCGGAAAGAAGAAATGGCGACCAGAATCAGTTAAGAAGATACTTCAAAACGAAAAATACATCGGTGACGCACTTCTTCAGAAAACCTATACAGTGGATTTCTTGGAGAAAAAGCGTGTGCCGAATAACGGCATTGTTCCTCAGTATTATGTAGAGAACAGCCACGAAGCCATTATCCCCCGAGACCTTTATATGCAGGTGCAGGAAGAAATGATAAGACGTGCCAACCTTCACAGCGGGCAGGAACGAAAAAAGCGTGTTTACAGTAGCAAGTATGCACTTTCAAGTATCGTGTACTGCTCCAAGTGCGGTGACATTTACCGCAGAATCGCATGGAACAACAGAGGTAAACATTCCATCGTGTGGCGTTGCTGCACCAGGGTGGAACACGGTCCGGGAGCCTGCGCTGCCGATACGATACAGGAATCCGAACTTCAGAACCTTGTGGTAAGAGCCATCAACATGGCACTCTGCAAAAAGGATACCATGAGCGAAAACTTGCAGAAAAATGTCGAGGCGGTGCTTACCGGAGCAGACGGCATTCCGCTTGACGAAATTGACAGCCGTTTGGAACAGCTACAAAAGGAACTCCTAAAGGTAGCCAACGCCAAAGGAAACTACGATAGCATCGCAGATGAGATTTACCACCTTCGAGAAGTAAAGCAGAATGCCTTGGTGGACAATGCCGAGCGTGAAGGCGTGAAACAGCGAATCAGCGAAATGCAGCAGTTCCTTGCAGAGCAGACACAAAATATCACCGAATATGATGAGCAGTTGGTTCGCAGACTGATTGAGAAAATAACGGTCTACGAAGAAAAGGTTACGGTGGAGTTCAAATCCGGCACAAGCGTGGATGTGAGAAGATAATATTTACTGGAATGCACCTTGCAGCAATGCAGGGTGTTTTTCTGTTGCTTTTTTGTAACATTTCCGACGAAGGGATTGTATTTTTGTTATTTGCGTGTTATAATAAATTATCTTATTTGTGTTAGAACTAACAAGGTTGCGAATAGGAGTGGCGAATATATGATTAAAAACAATATAGAAGTAGATGTAAAAGTAAAATGCATAGAGAACGGAACTACCCAGGCGCAGCTTGCGGAAACAATCGGAACTACGGGTCAGTATGTTAATCACATCATCAAAAAGCAGGACGGTGTTGTGAATAAGACCTTCGTGCAGATGCTGGAGGCTTTGGGGTACGATATTGAACTGACTTATGTGAAAAGAAAAAGTGACACCTGTGGTGACACTATTTAGAAACAAAAAAAATACTATAAACAGTTAGACAAATTTGAAGTTTTGCATGAGTAAGCAGGCGAATTTGGATTATGTATATTACGAAAAAAAGAGGGAGAGCATTATGTCAGTACAAACAGATTTCGAGAAAGAATTTGAAACAGAAGAATATGAAATGCTTATTTTAGTGCAAGCATCATGTGGGGGAGCAGTATGTATAAAAGATATGCTGAAACCATCAGTTGATTTTCTTGCATCCATAGATTTGCGCAATGGTCAGTTTTTTCATGAGAAAGGCCGTGTTGAATGGCTTATAAAAGAAGATAATAAACGTAAGGGGTGGGGATATGATTTTGAGCAATTTGGTATTTATCGTGTTGTTGTTAGGAAATGCATACCTCAAAAATTACAACCATATCAATTACATTATATGAACAACAGATATATGCTAATAAGAGTACTGGAAGAAAATGCTTCAAACGAAAAATTGGAAGCATTGAAGGAACATTATTCAAAACCTATTTCTACGGAAAACGAATTAGGTACTTTTGTTTTGGATAGAGAGCTTTCGTGGTTTGAAGGAAGTATAAATTGGAATGGTGTAGAGGCAAATGTATATTTGGAAACAGACGAAGAAGATGGAGATACTGCTGAACAGGCAATGGCTGTCCTAAAAAGTGTAATTGAGAATATTGTGGATAACGATAATAAGTATCGTGAGTTTGCGGCACAAGAACTTACAGGACTTGCAAATGAGTGGTTGAGTGAATCAGATGAAAGCGATGTAGAAAAAATTACACAAGAAACATTTGCTAAACGTATGGAAATTAGTGAAGTAACAGTTAGTCCCGATGGAAGCTTGTCATTACTTTATCATGACGATGATATGTTTTGGGGGCATGTTATAGAAATAATAGTTGAGCCAAATGGTGAAATTACAAGTGCTAATATAGCTGGATAAATTTAAAAATCAAGCGTCATACAAGATTATTAGCATACCTAACTTTCAGTAATAATGAGAGATGAATTTGAATTTGCGGAGGAGAACGCTTATGAAATACAAAGGAACGCTTATTGTTGTTAAAGATTGTAACCGTGCATTAAAGTTCTATAGTGATATGTTTGGGTTTCAACTGCTTCAAGACAACGATGGGAATATGGAATTGACGAATAATTTATATTTACAGGAAGTGGGATATTGGGAACAATTCACGAAAAGAAGTGTAACTCCAAACAGTAATCAGTCTGAGCTGTATTTTGAAGAGCCTGACATAGAACAATTTGTAGAGCGTCTGGAAGCACTTTACCCTGAAATCGAATATGTCAATCACCTGATGACACACAGTTGGGGGCAAAAGGTGGTCAGATTCTATGATTTTGACGGAAATCTAATCGAAGTTGGAACACCTGTATAACTCAGCCCTGTAAATATCAATTTATATATCAGTTAGACGAATTTGAATTTGGTGGTGAAGTATAGATATTTATGAGAATAATGATTTTCATAGAAGGAACAACCTTTTACACAAAATCCATGTTATTCCTGTTTTCAAAATATGGATATAAACCAATCGGGAATGCAGTTAAAATAGTAAATACCTTGTATGAAAAAGGTTATGAGATTTATCTTTGTTCCTATGTACGCAGAGCAAGATATGACTTTATAAAGTCAATTGTCGATTTTTATGGTATGAAATATACAGAAATTCTATGCAGGAATAAAGGCGAAACATACAGTAAAATAGTTGAACAGCTCAAACCCAATATATTAATTGAGGACGACTGTAAAAGTATTGGTGGTTTAAAAGCGTGTTGTATTACAGATGTGAAAGACGAGATAAAGAAAGATATACAATCTATAATTGTTCCTGAATTTGCGGGGATTGACAATATAATTATAGATTGATAAAAGTCTGTAGTACAGAGAAATGAATTTGCTATTTGATAAAGCTCCTAATCCAATGGAGACTTTTTTTAAGACGTTAGACGTGACAAATCTGATAAGAATCAGTAAAAGAAAAGGTATGAAATTTAATATGCTTCTTGATTATTGTATTGGTAGGGCTGCAGTAAGTGAAAAAGAGTTTTACATCCTTCCTGTCGGCGACAAACTTATGCAATATGATACGATTGCTGTTAATACGATTGTAAAGAATAAAGATGGAGAGGTTAGTTCTTGTGACATTTTATATGTAGAAGATTTAGATACATACAGTAAGGAATATCTAAAATATACTTCTCAGGTTGCAGAAAGTTGTCAAGATAGAGACTTATCTACTGATAGTATGGTAATAGGGACATCGGCGATTATTGATACAGAACTTGATGGTGCTGTTGGTATGAATAGTGGTATTTTCAATAATCCGTTTATCATTTGGGGCAGATACAAAAAGAAATGGTTTCGATATTATCTAACACTTTCTTTTCAATTTCATCATACGCAGATGGATGGTGCTCACGCAGGTAGATTTTTGGCGAATTTACAAAATGAAATTAGTAGTCTGAAATAGATAGATTGGAGTAATATAGAGAGTAAACTTTCAGTTTCATGGAGAGTCAAATTCCAATTTGTCTAATAGATGAGAATTATAATTTCTTGGATATATTCCCGCAAACGGCTCAAATACGAAAAAGGCTGTGGATATATTCCCTTGCTCGTAAAAATAGCGAGGACATTCAGCCTATCGTATCGAGCCACGTTGAGACGGTTGTATTGATGTCAAGGGTGGAGAAGTAAGAGTGTAAAAGTGCTTGATATAAATGGATTTCCGTGATTTTGAACTCGTATTCAAGTTGGGTTCCAGGTCACGGATTCTTTTATTGTAAGAACATATCTAAAACCATAAAAACGCAAGGTTGTGTGGACATTATTACTTTTTGGCTACCGTGTTGACAAAATTACTGTCAAAAATGTGGCGAGTGGATATTATTACTGTAAAAATGAGGTTGAATTGACAAGAATGGTAGAGAAATGAACACTACTCAAAGTGCTGATAAATATAATAGGATTTCCGAGTCTGGAAGATTTTTCGCCTGTTGTTTGGCAAGTCACCTTTTACCACGAAAATCTCAATTGTTAGTGATAGAGAAAACAATAGAACGGAAAAATGTGCTTAAGGTTATTGAGACAGAATAGATGGATATTGATAAAAAAATTATTACCTTATGTAATTAACAGTTTGTCAAATTGTCAATATATATTTCCTTTTAGTAAATATATATTGACAACTACATTAAGAAATGATATGCTTACAACAAGAACAAATGGAGGTAAAATTGTATGGAGTTAAATATTATTATCAATCAGGATTGTATTGAAGGAATGAATACCCTTGAAGACAATACAGTTGATTTGATTATAGCAGATCCACCTTATAATTTATCAAAAGGCGGCGAGTGGAAATGGGATAATAGTGTAAAGCTTGCGGGCATGGGTGGCAATTGGAACAAGGTTATGGAGAGTTGGGACAATATGTCTTTATCGGAATACTTTACCTTTACAATTACTTGGCTAACTGAAGCGCAAAGAATTCTAAAACCAACTGGCTCTATGTGGATTTTTGGTACATATCACAACATAGGAATTATAAATGTAGTTTGTCAACTTCTTAATATAGAAATTATTAATGAGGTTATTTGGTACAAGCGTAATGCCTTTCCCAATTTAGCCGGTAGGCGATTAACTGCTAGCCACGAAACAATTTTATGGTGTAATAAAGGCGGTAAAAAGCGTGAGTATTACTTTGACTATGAATACTCTAAAAATGGTAATTTTGATTACGATTCTTTAAAGCAGCCTGGAAAACAGATGAGAACTGTATGGGATATATCTAATAACAAAGAAAAACGTGAATTAGAATATGGGAAACATCCTACACAAAAGCCCCTAAGGATTCTTAAAAGAATGATTCAACTTTCATCAAGAGAAGGAGATGTTATGTTAACACCATTTTCAGGCGCTGGGAGTGAATGTTTAGCAGCTAAGGAACTGGGTCGAAGCTATGTAGGGTATGAAGTTGATCCTCAGTATGTAGATATTGCACATAAAAGATTGGAGCATGCTATATTTAATAATCAAATTAATATTTTTGATAGTATTAACAAAGGTGAAGAATAATGAAAAAGTATATAGCCGATGAGAAAAAGATCAGGAAAACAATGATTGATAAAAATATAAAAACAATAAATGAACTTTCAAGACTCTCAGGGGTTTCAAAACCAAAAATATACGAATTTCTCAATGGAAATACACCTTTGCAGACTACATTTGTTAGATTAGCAGAGTTTCTTGAAATTGATCCAAATGAATTAATTGTTGAGGTAGAAGAAGATGAATATTAAGCCAGTTATTAAATGGAGTGGAAGTAAACGAAGTCAAGCTTCTGAAATTGTTAGTAAAATTCCAAAACATAATAAATATTTTGAGCCCTTTTTAGGGGGCGGTTCTATAATGTATGCTATGAATCCTAGTAATGCTATATGCTCAGATATTTGTGAACCTTTAATAAAATTATGGGATGTCATCAAGAGTGACCCTATTGGTTTGGCAGATTATTATCGTGAACAATGGGGAAGAATGCAAGAGGAAGGTTATCAGGTATATTATGAAATAAGAGATGAATTTAACAGTTCATTCTCTCCGTATAATTTGTTATTTTTATCACGTACATGTGTTAATGGATTAATTCGATTTAACAGTGATGGTCAATTTAACAATTCATTACATTACTCAAGAAAAGGAATTAATCCAGAAACCCTTAGAAAAATTATCTTAGACTGGTCGAGCCGTATACAAACTGTAACATTTAAAGCATGTGATTATAAAGACGCGACAAAAGAAGCCTGTGAAGGTGATTTTATTTATCTTGATCCACCATATTTTAATACGAAAGGTCGCTATTATAGCCTATCCACAATCGATTTTGATGAGTTTTTCGATTATCTAAAAGAGCTTAATAATCGAGGTGTTAAATGGGCACTGTCATTTGATGGAAAAACTACTAATAAGGATTATAGTGTACAACTGTCAGAGGATCTATTTATTAACCATTATTATTTACATGCAGGAAAATCAGCGTTTAAAAAAGTAATGGATAAGCAGAGCAATACGGTCTATGAATCATTGTATACAAATTATTAAAAAAAGAGGCGCCTATAAAAGGCGCTTTCTTTCCTTATAAAAAAGTACAGGTAATTCCTATGTCGTTTGGATGTGATTGTATTAGCTCTTTTAATTGTGTATATACGGAGTTGTCGGGCATATAGTTTATAACTTTAATGTTCCAACCATTTTCGTTAGGGCTTAGTGCAAATATTAAGTCACATGCTGATAGTCGATGAATATGATCGTAATCTTCTGATTCAGAATCAATAAATGCAGCCACAGAAACAATCTTACTTTGATTAAGAGAAATTTTTCTCTTGGAAATCGACCATTCACCAATAACGCTTTTCTCGCAGCTAGGAACGAACGTAGATAGATATGTAATATATTGCTTTAGCTGCGTTCCTACATTAGGTTCTAGATCAAAGGCTCTATCCTTAGATTCTATTGATAAAATTATAGAATTGGTATCATTGGGGTAAAGTTGCAATACATGATCTGGTCTTTTTCCATTAATTTCACCACTAACTCGTGGCAACGATACCCACCTATATTCGCATTGATTAACAATAACAGAGAGACCACTCCAATCCCCTCCCGGTGGATTGCATAAACCTTCAAAACATTTGTTCAAAGGTAAACTAGTAAATAACATGTGAATCGCAGAATCTACATCATCTTCATGTACACTATTGGGGATAGGTGAAACAATATCTGAAAAAATAACTTCTTTAGCTGAAAGCGCCGTACACTGCTGTTTGTATCTATGGTTTAACCTAAAAAGTGTTGCATTACTTTCTTCATTTAATAATGGGACATCAAGTAATAGGTAGTCGCTTAACCCTAAAAAAACATTCCAAAAGCCACTTGCGCGTGCAACTGCGCCTGGATCATTTTTAATCTGTTCAACACGGTTAGAGGTCATTGGGCCATAAATTAAAGTTAATACTTTGGCATGTTCGGAGGTTAGCATTGCCAAGAACGGTAGTAGACCTCTATCAGGTCGGTTATCATCCCCTCTTGGTTTAAAACCTTTAATAAGGCAAATTATAAGGTCGTGGTCGTCTTCTAAAATTGTCTGAGCTTCATTTAGACTAATCGGATAAAGAGAAACCATCTCTTTAACAAAGCTTGCCTTATTTTGCACTGGTATAACCCCGAATGGTAAATCCTTGCATGATATACCATAAGCATATTTTTTAACCACCTTAACAAATTCACGAAGGTGACCAGTCATAGATTTTTCTGCAACTTTCTTTCCGAACTGCCATTTCTTTTCTTTGGATAATTCTAAAACCGTGGTTTCGCCTTTATAAATACGATGCCAATCATCAGGTTTAAAATAATATTGTCCATTGGTATGTATTGAGAAATAGTTTACCATTCTTAAGTTTTTATCAAGTAGAGAATCTTCATATTTGGTAGTATCATACCCTAACATTAGATTAATTAAATAATCAGCTATATCGTCTTCTGAAAAAACCGATTCATCAAAGTTTTTGAGTAAAGGATTACTCTCATCAAATTCTTCTGATTTAACAAAGGCTTGGGCTCCAAATACATTTTCCTGCTGTGTGTTATTTATGTAACTATAAGGTATAGCTGGATTCGGTGTCCTTATAGCTTTTCTTTTTCTTGTAGTGGTATCCAGCTCATATTTTACAAAATCAACTATGTAAAGGTATGGACAACCTGTCCTAATGGTTGAGTATGCTCGTCCGCTACGTTGCCATGCCTGATTTCCAGCTTGTAGTGCACTGCAAAATTCAATGGCACACAATATTTTTTCCTTTTGTTCCTCAGAGCCAACTTGAGTTATAATAGCGTCTGGTGTTTCATCCAAAAAACTACCTGCTGCTTTTAATGAATCGAAAATATTATTATCCCAGCGTGTACGATTAGATTTATTAAAACCCGGATGATAAATGATTCTCCATTGAAATTTAGACTTATTGTAAGTAAAGGTAACATCTAATTGGATTGACGCTTGTGAAATAAATTGTTTATTTATATCAATGATATTTATTCTACGTGATATAAAATTAAAAATACGTTCACACTCAACAATATTATCTCCATGAATTTTAAACGTTTGAATCTGCATTTTATTTCCTCCCCTATTCCTTTATAGTTTCTAAAATATCTTCCAAGTGGCAATCCAAAGCCTCACAAATTTTAAGAAGGACATCGGTAGTGATATTTTCACCTTTCCCTAACTTGGCAATGGAGGCGGCACTTACGCCACTTAATTCTTTTAAATCCTGCTTATTCATATTTTTGTCGATTAGCATCTTCCATAGCTTATTATAGCTGATACGCATTTTGTAACCTCCTAGATTTTTCTATTGGATTTATCAATTCAAATATTTTTTCAAAAGTTCGACATCTTTGCTTATATCTCGTGGCTTGATTCGGTTTATTACCTTTTCTTCAACTTCGGGAGTCCAGTAAATCTTTAATTTTTCTCTTGCTCTCGTGATAGCAGTGTAGAAAATATTATGAGTTACTAATTCTTCTACCTCATCAGTGATTACTATTTTAACAGAGTCATATTCCAAGCCTTGTGCTTTATGGATTGATACGGCATAAGCAACCTGGAATGGGACTGCTGTGCTGGAATCCTCGCCATCTTCATCAGCACTTTTTAGTTTATGAACATAAAATCTAATTAAAGACTTTTCTTCTTCCTCGAAACATTCAAGAAGTTCGAGATTCAAACCTGAAACATCGCGCTCATCTACAGTTTTTTGTATTTCAACATCAAATTGAATACGTTCTTCCATAGTGCCTGCATCTATAATTTCTACTCCTTGGATTATGCCTTTCATGTTGTTGTATATGATGGGACGAAATCTATCTGAGTCAAGGAAGAGAATAGGATCTCCGACTTTGTAATGTTGAATATCCCAAGTGACAGCAGTGTTAGTGTTGCTTTCTTGTAGGAATCTGTTGATGTTGTTAATTCCATACAAGCCATCATAATTTAGGCAGAGGATAGCCTCGCCTGGTTCAAGAGAAGATAGTAGTGTTTCATCTACTTTTAATGAATAGCTTTCTCTCTCGATAACTTCTTTTGCAGTGTCATCCATATGTCTGACTTTGTCCCATAGTTCAAGCAATCGCTCGTCCTTAGTTCGATGAGGCTGAGTAAGCTCAAAAACAGAGCTTTCTGGCAAGAATGATTTTAATACAGAGAACCAGTTGCCAAATTGAATAGCGTCAATCTGATAGGTATCTCCGACTAGTAAAAGCATTTCAAAATTTGCTTTTTGCAATACCTCAACCATATCTTTATTACTAACAGTACTACATTCATCGATAACTAATAATTTATATTTTGTGAAAGGAGAACCTTGGTGCTTAAAGCTTTCAATTGTTGAAAAAGTTGTATTTTCAGCATCAATCTTTCTCATCAAGTTCTCTTTCGCAGGATTTGTCTGTGTTAGGTATAATTTTTCTGCATCGTTTAAATAGTGGGAAACATGGTTTATCAGCGTTGATTTACCTACACCTGCAGAACCATATATTACACCAACCCTTGATTCTGAGAAGATATGGCTAATGATAGCCTTCTTCTCATCACAGTCAATTTCGTAATCATCAAGGAGTAACCAAATGTCAACATCATCGGAGTAATTTTCAATGCCTGATTCAGCCAACTTCTGTAATTCCTCAATTATCTTACAAGTGTTCAGTTTATAATCATTTATAAACAATTGATTGTGTTCAAGGATCAAATCACTTGCTGGTCTATGCCCATCCCAAAGACTATCGTTATACTTCTTTATAAGAGTTTGGTAATCGGGGAAATTACTCAGTTCATCGATGTCGGTAAATAGCCGACCTTTTCCTTCCGTGTTGTTTCGTATAAATCTGGCGAATAATTCAGGGCGTCTATCCTTACAAGGAATACAATCAAATATGGCTCCTAATTTTGGATTATGTCCAATAGGAGATCTGTTAAATGGTAAAGAATCAAACTGCTTGCAACCATTTGCTAAATACAAGCCAGAAAGATAACTATTCCCAGCATTTATCCACTCTTCATAATATTTACTATAATAGCCAGATGAATATTGACTTTTAATAATGACATTGTTCATGTTATAAAGAAGATATCGTAGCACATTTTGTCCATTACGACCGTTTCGTATTAGATTTCTGCAGTCATCTAAAATTGGAATAAATATTGAAGATTTAAGGTTATTTTTCCATTCGAGAGTAATCATATCATATGCCTTATCAGGAAAGTCCATTAAATCAGTCAGTGTGAATTTCTTTTTAGTAAGAAATTCACAGATTAATCGTTGCTCGGGGTAAGGAACTCTTCTTTTTTCGCCTTTTATTAGTGAAATGAAATTTTGAAATTCACAGTCACGGATGGAAACTTCCCAGCCATCAATAATGATGATAGGCATTGTTTTTCCTAATATTTCGATTGTCTCATGTATGAGATGAAACTTTGATGCATAATTACTTTTGATTGGAAGTTTGGTGAAAGCAATTACTCTATTAGATTTGGATTTATTTTTTCTATCATCTATAGGGGTAAATGTGATTTCATAATATATTTTTCTGTTTACAAACAGCGGTTTTATTTTTTGAATATAGTATTTATCCTTGCTATCAGTATGTAATACCGCAGGATGACGTTCTATTTTTTCAGAAATCTTTTTATAGTATTCCTGTAAGGTATCATCCAAATGTAGAGGAAATTTCTCTATGTTATGTAATACCTCAATATAGTAGTAGTGGTTAAGAAGATTCTTTGCCTCTAGCAAGTATTGGTAATACTTCAGCATCAATCGTTCTGAGCCGTCTTCATCTAAAGTATATTGGGTGGTTACAATTTGTAAATAATTGCGGAATTTATATAAAGTAAGTAGTTCGCTGTTTATTTGAGAAAACTCGACTGCTTTAGCTATATTTTCTTCGCTAATGGCGATATCTCTGCCGTTAGCATAAAACTTGAGCATGATATGATTTACGAGCTTCATTAACTGCTCTAAAATATCTTGAGATATAGCACCACGAGATGAGTATTCAATATTATCCAAATGCCTACATATTACATTGTCTATTTTTCGGATAGAATCATCTATCGTTGGCATCGACATCCTCCTTTCTGTTTAATAAAATTCTCCATCGTCCCAATCATCAATGAAAGCATCATACGGAAATGCTCCAGAGAATAGATCTGGATGAAGTTTGACATATAAGTTTCTTATTCTTGTTCTTGCTTGCTTAATGAAGAATGGTTCAGCGCCATCGGTCAAAAGACAGTTGCTGAGTTGGTTTAATTCTCCAAGCAAGCTGAATACATTTGATTTCAAAGTGGGGTTATTGAAGGTATCAGCTTTTGTACTCCATTTTGTTTTATACAAGGCTTGTACCTTATTTGGTAACGACATATCAATTAATGCAGTACTATAGTTTTCGCCTATCATTGTAAACATTATTTCATCATAATCTGATGTGAATTCTTGAAGCAACCCATTGTCTTCAGAAGAATATGGACTTTCGTCAGAATGCTGTTCGTCAGGTAGTTCAATAGAACCCGTGCCAGTGTCCTTTTTGGATGCTGGCTTTTTTCTTTTGGTTTGTGCAGCAGTCCTTATTATATTTGCAAAGAGTTCAGCTATTTCATCTCCAACATTATTGACATTGATGTTTGGCAAGAACTCAGTAAATTGCTCGCATAAAGCTATTTGAGCGGATTCTTCAGTATTAAAAATAAATGAAGAAAACTCAACAGGATCTACGTATTGAACCATTGCCTTAGATATATCCCTAATGCTTGTTTTACCACCAGCATAAGCTTTGTAACTTTCTTTACTGTAACCATCAAGTATTTCTTTTCCATTTTCAGTAAGTATCGCATCAAAGAGGGTTCTTACATAAATATGAACGCCACCTTTTCCTCCAAGTATAGGTCTAGTTATGGTTACGAATTCTACAAAATTCATCTATTCCACCACCTTTTATTGAAGCCTACCCAAGCCTACCCGTGCCTACCTATGGCTACCAAGCCGATATCCTATAATTAAAAGTGTAAAAACAATCAAAAGAACGCTAGTGATAGTAGATAGGTATTAGGGAATTGTTCTTCCGAATATTATATCAGCTAATTATGAAAAAATCTACACTTTCACAATTTATTAGTATGCGTTCGCAGAAATGAACAATAAGATTGATTGCTGTTGCTTCTCTTTTGACATTCAGATGATCTCATCAAAGATAAGATTTCAGGTCAGTTGGAAAGTGAGGTGAAATTCATGGAAAAGAATACAAAGCAAACATAAAGACCAGTTGCTATGGAAAAACTGCAAAATCTGTAGCAGGAAGTGCGTTAGCACAAACAAAGACAAGTGGAAAATAATTTACCAAAATGATAGGCAGCGACAGATTTATTTAATCAGCCTGCTTATCCCCTTTTGAGGGACAAACCCAACTGGGCCCAATAAGCCCAACAATAATATCTCAAGGTCCTAGTGCGCATACGGACGGCGGGATGCATAAAGAGTTCAGAACACAGTGATAAAGACTGTGTTTGGAATGAAGATGCACCCACCGTGATTTCTTGCACCCATTTTTAGGACAAGGAGTCTGTGGACATCTTCACCACAGGCTCTTTTTGTATTCCGCCGTTAATGCCAGGACGGAAAGGAGTACAAATGAAAATTAGAGTTCTGTACGAAGAAAACATCAAAAACGGCCACAAATTCTACACCACAATTGATATTCCGGATGATGATTACAGCATCATGCTGGATATCGACTATGAGCAGCGTCTTTCGGAGGCTAAGCCTGAAAAGAAGTCTGAAGTAAAGCGTTGTGAGACTGTACAAGAAATGTTCGACCTTATGAATAGTAAGGAATACAACGACTGGCGTAGGGAAACCAGGTATATCGACTCCAATCCCAAAATGAAGAAATTTAACGGAAAAAGGGGATATATCCAAGCTGAAAAAGATGATGAGTCCTTTGAAATTATGGACTATCTCTGTACCACATCTGATGATCAGGCACGAGATAAAGACTATGCATATGAGGAAATTTGCGATTGGGTTCGCAGTACTCTTTCTAAGAAACCAGAATGGGCAGATGCCTTTATTGCGGTTCGTATCAATGGGATGTCAATCCGTGAGTATGCTAGCTCCATTGATGCAGATGAAAACAACATAACTCAAAAGTTGATACGGGCAACAAAAAAATTACAACAAGAATATAAAAACCGTCAGATTTGACCTCCTCCCGAGGCTACCACTTAGGAGGTCAAGACCTCCACAAAATTTTAAGGAGGTAATTCTAATGAGAGAATTGATACCTAAAGACCAATATGGTGTGTTTGCCGACACCAAAGATACGGCAAGAGTAGATAGTTTATTTGTGGCAGAGTTCTTTGAGAAGGAACACAAAAATGTTCTGCGTGACATTACAAAAATTACTGACCCCAAATCTGGGTTAAGCACAGAATTTGTTCAGCTCAATTTTGAGCCGACCTCATACACGGATGGTTGGAACAGAAAGCAAAAGGCTTATGCCATGACTCGTGATGGTTTCACTATGTTAGTCATGGGATATACAGGGCAAAAAGCAATGAAATTCAAAGAACTATACATCAAACGCTTTAATGAAATGGAGCAATTCATTAAGACTCTTGTTTCAGCCCGTAAAGAGTTCCCTTTACTGACAGACAATATTAAGCTACTTCACGAAAATCCCAAGCCATATCACTTTAGTAATGAATGCGACATGATTAACCGCATTGTTACCGGGATGTCTGCAAAGCAATTTAGAATAGCCAACGGTATCGAAAAAGGTAAAAGCATCCGTCCCTATCTATCCGATGAGCAGATTACTATGCTTGAAACTTTGCAGAAAGTGGATGTGGGTTTGTTAGTAGCTGTTCCGGACTATCAGCAGCGAAAGCGTCATCTGGAATGGTACAAGTTGAAGATGGAAGAAAACGCAAATTAAGGAGGACAGTTATTATGTTTTATGTGAAAGAAAAATTGAAAGATACCATGGAGGTATGCATTGAAATAACAGATGAGAATGTATTTTGTCATTGCCCTATGTGTGGTGTTGAATTTATGGTAGATATTGCAGAAATCTTCTGTGATGGTGAAAGTGATTTATATGGTACTTCAATATATTGTAGCGAATGCAGTAAAAAGATTAGAGCTGGAGGTAGTTATAATGAGTATAAATAAATTCAATTCTGAAGGATACCATGACCCTACTCCTTTTGAAGCACTAAACAATATTATAAAAAAGGAAAAGGCAGCGTCAACACCTGCCTTTAAACCCCTTGTTTATATTTGCTCACCTTTTAGTGGGGATATCGAAAGAAATAATAAGCGAACACGGGAATTTTGCCGTTTCGCCTTAGACAAAGGAAATATTCCCCTTGCTCCCCATCTTATGTATCCACAGTTTATGGATGATACAGATGAGAAAGAACGAGAACTTGCTATTTTCATGGACATCATCCTTATGGGCAAATGCCAAGAGGTTTGGGTTCTCGGTGATGTTATCTCAAAAGGCATGAGTATTGAAATTGAAAAGGCAAATAAACGTAGGCAGCTGGTTAGATATTTCAATAAAGATTTTAAGGAGGTAGAGGCTCTGTGAGTGGGATAAAAGTAATTCAGACAAAGTATAAAGGTTTTCTTTTCCGATCAAGACTTGAGGCTCGCTGGGCGGTATTCTTTGATGCCTGCGGTGTTAAATATGAATATGAACCAGAAGGCTATGACCTTGGAAAGGGTATGATGTATCTTCCAGATTTTCTACTTCATGGTGTCTATGGCAGGGCTAGCGGAGACCTTTATGTTGAGGTTAAGGGACAGATGACTGATGCTGATGCGATGAAAATTAACCGATTTTATGAGATTGGAAAAGACAATCCTGATGTTTACGGAAAATCCAATACAGCAATTCTTGTAGTTGGCAATATACCAAGTGGTGCGGATATAGAAGATATCTTTTGGTACATTGAAGGTGAAGCTTATGCAAGCAACGGAGATTGGCCGAATAACTACAATTTTGAAACCATTGACG